TTACACATGTCTAAATACTCGTTCGTGTTGATTGACTTTCTTGTTGCTTCAAAGTCACTAAGTTTTTTATCACAGCATCTGCATCTCATAGTAAAGCTTCTCCCACTTTGTTGTATGCCCAAGTATACGCATCGTCCTTCTTGTTGAATACTTTGTGCATAACTATTGTATCACATCTGAACCTAGAATCCAAGCTCAACAGTTTATCTCTTTCATATTCACATTTCACAATGCGGAATAATTGGTTATCTTCGTCTAAAATTCTGTAAATTTTCATCATAGTTTATTAAATTCCTCTAAAGTAATTTGTTCGTTGAACACTAACCATCCCCAATCAGTGTTTCCATCCTTGTCATATCCATACGCTTGTATATCAATGATGCCATCCTCGTCATAGTCATGCACGTTTAAGACAAAGCCATCATCATAGTAAAACCAATCCTCTACAATCTCATCATCAAACAAGTCTACCTTCTCTGTAATCTCTTGCTTGTGCTTCTTAATGATGTCGTATATTTCTGATCTCATGATTTATTCCTCTGCTTGTATGCTTGTAATGATACCGGTGCATGCTCTTGTAACCACTCAATCAAATCCCAGTACTGGTCTTCTAGTTTATCGTATGCTTGCTCTAGCTCTACTGATTTATAAGACATAAGTCCTCCATAAATAAATGCTCATGTGAATAATAACATACATACTAGTGATAAGCAATAACCAATACGCTTGTCGCTCATGCTTACGGTTAATCTTTTCCTCTTCTAAGAATTGCTTGCGATGTGCTTCACCAAAATCATACATGTTGTTCATCTCCATTGTAAGCTTCTTTATAATCCATCTCATACTCATTGACAATGTTGCCCTGTCCATCAAAGCAAGTGATTACAAATCCAATGTCACCTTGTTGCACCATTACATACCCTCCGGTATTACAGATACCATCATCATCCTGTTGATCAAAATTAATTACCAATGAACCATCATCCAATTGGTCACCTGTCATAATAAATTCTTTCATTTAAATCTCCTCTCCACAAATATCCCATGAACGTACGGACGTACAGTTATAATCTTCTCTCGCATACTCTAGTGCTTGGTCTAAAGCTTCACCACCATCCACTGCATAACCCTGCCACCATACGTCCTCGCCTGTATCTAATACCATGTATACATTGTATAAATCTTTTACCATGATTAATCCAATCCATAATATTTAACTTCGCATAATAATTCACCTGTATTTTGTACTCGCTCACTGATACTGGGTGAACGCATATAATCTATATCTGCTTTAATCTCTTTTGCTTTAGCTCGTACTTCATCGTGATTAATACCACTGATTAGATATACCCCACCTGTACCACGATTTAATCTATCTATTTTCATATTAACTATTCCAAAGGTTTAATAATTTATTATGTTGCACTGAGTTAATCTTTACTGCTAAATCTGCACCACTTATATTCCTAATCCATCCCCATCCATACCATGAACCGTTAGATTTATCTAGGGTAATCGCATTCTCTCCCCAGTATAGCTCAATTAAATCTTCTCCCCTATTAATACCTTCGTTAATCTTCTTGAGCACTTGTGCATTGCTAGGTTTTCTACCTGTAAAATTATATTCCATGATTTAATCCTCTTTAATTTTATGTATTGATTCAATACTAGATTCTAAGTCTATCTCTCTCCACGTGGTAAAGTCAAGCTCTCCATTATCAAAATCATTATCAATTTGTGATTCACTTTCCGCTTCAATCTCTGCTTGATAATAGATTGTTGATGCTATTGTAACTCTAAATTTAGGCATTGTATTTCCCCTCATAAATTTCAATAAACTCATCACCGTTATAGACATCATACCCCTGCTGTAATAAATCCATGATAGTACTGTCAAGTGATTCTTTAGATAATCCTATTCCTAGATTCTTTTCCCATGCTCTCACGATATCATACCATATTGTACCGTCCTCCCAACAATCGTAATGAGTATACTCAATAGGTTCTAGATCGTCCGGCTGTATTGTATATAACATTCCCATGATATTATCCTTTCACTGTCATAATCTTAATAACTTTTGCCATTTTCTTACCATGTGCACGATAAGCAATAATCGGTACGTCCTTAGAATAACAAGCCCTACACCCATTACATTTTCCATCGTGTTGATATGCCTTACATTCTACCATGTCACTAGTTAATTGTGAATCATCGCTAAAGATTGTGCTAGTGGTTAATCCGTTAATCACTTCACCAGTTACTGAATCGCTAGACAATCGCACCACTACGTTATCCAATTTCATCATGCGATTAATCACTGAATCATACTTAGTAAATTTATACATGCGAGTAGGAAGCCAATGCTTAACCCATGGTGTAAGCTTCATCACTTGATAAATCTTCTCAGCTAAATCTACTGAATACATATCTCCACTGTCAAACCACCTGAAATAACGTGATGAATCTAAAGCCAGTACCATGTCGCTAACCCAGTCACTACGTTGCCAGTCTTGCTTATTAAAATCCCTAGGTGCTCTTACATTAGGAAACCTGTAATTCCCAGTAGTGGCATAACACCCTTGGCAGGCAGGTACTAGGTTACCGTCTCTACCTATTGAACCTTGGCAGGTATCAAGAGCATTCAATGACCAAGACATAATCCCGTCAAGCTTACTTGTTTTTGATAGTTTAATCATTGCTTAATTCCTCTAGAATAACATCATCGTAACCTTGTTGAATCCATGTATCAAAGTAATGCTTTGCTAGTTTATAATCATTACCTTCATAATCCGCTACTCCGCCAATCCATACGATATATTTAATCATTTTCTTTATTCTCCATTTCGTGGATTATAGCACGTCTAGTATTAATAATGTGCGTATACAAATTGTCAAGTGCTTCGCTAGGTGTCTCAGTACCGTCTAGGAAAGTCTGTAACTCTTCTAGCAATTGTAAAGTGTTTTCGTATTCCATCATCATTTTACCTTTTTTGTAATCACTGGTTAAGTAAATCGTATTCATTATTCAACGTCCTCCGTTGCTTTTAACACTCTGATATCAAACGCTAAATCCTTATTGAATTCTACCAAAAACTTATATAGTGCATCAAGATTGTCATTCTTAATATTATAAGTTTCATTGTCTAGATAGTCACGTAAATCTCTACATTGCTTCCAAACACCCCAAATAACTTCTAATTCTGTTTTTACTTCTTGCATAAATCCTCCGTTGTTAGGTAGATAATTTCATACTCTAGGGCTTTTGTATATCGGTAAAAACCCTAGGTATAGAATCAATATATAATGCCTGCTTCTAGTGCTACCTTGTAAGCTTGTTCATGGTTCAATGTATCCACTAGCTCATAGTCATCGTTGATAAACTCGTAAACTTCTAGAATGAATTGCTTAGTCTTTGGGTCATACTCTAGCACGTCACTGTCACCGATTTGCCATGTAAATTTGTCGTTCACCTTCTCAGGCAGGATAGCCATGTTCACTGTTTTGTTTTGTTCAATTAACTCTAAGAATTTAAAATTCATTGTAATACCCTTTCAAAGTTAAGGGGAATTTCACCCCTTGTTATTATAATCCAATAATGTTGTGGATTGCTTCTTTTGTTACTTCTGCTTCTCTTCTCCAAAATTCTATATTGTCTGATTTCTCCAAACCTGTCACTTCATCGTTATAACACGCTCTACCTGACATATAACCACATGTACGAAGATACTTAATTAATTCTACTAATCTTGCTTTGTCTGCTTTTTTCATATTTCCTCCGTGTTGTTGATGATTCCAATGTAATGGATTGCATCACCTGAGTCAATGATTTTATTTCACATTGTGACAAAGTATTGCCTAGTTATTTCACCATGTGATATAGATTGTATTGACAGGGTGCTAAAAGTATGCTTAAGGGTCAATTCCCAACACACATACTCCCAATTTAACAAATTTGTCAAGTTCAAGCATAGTTTCTTTGTAATTTGCATAGTTTCATAGCAAAACTGTTGTATTTTTGCAACATGGGGGGAGGGGGTAATTTAATATACGTAGCGTTATTATAGCTACAGAACACGCAAAAAAGGAAATGAAGTTGATCTATTATATAATTACATAAACTAAAGAAAGATTGGGAAATAGGACGAATAATAGTTAAGAATAAACATGATTATAATCAATGACTTACAGTTAATAATGATCAATGATAATGACTATGAATAAAGGAAGACAAAATGTGCACTCGAAGAGGACTTGCGGAGAGGCTAAGAAGCTCACAAGTGAACCCCGCAGATGTGCATAAGAGAGTTAAGTTTATAGTCTATGATTTTAAGTTTATAGTCATGTAACGAATTGTATACAAATGTTCATAATTGTCTACAATCAGAAACAGTTCTTGTTGTCTATTAAAATAAAAGTCAATTACCTCTTGACAAATTCTTAAAAGTGTGTTATAATATTACTTAGTAATGGTTTTTAAGTAGATATGAATAAGGATAACAATGATAATTCTACTTAGTTAAGAACACTATAGAAGTTATATAATTATACAAGTTCTCCCTTTAAGGATAAAGAATGAATGAAGAAGTAGTCAAGCCTCGTAGAGGAAGACCACCTAAAGCTTTGATAGAGTCTAAGAAGAAACCGGGTAAACTCGGAAGACCTCAAGGTGATAACGGAAGAATACAAGAATTAAAAGCACGATTACTCGCCACTACTGGTGATAAAGTGATCAATAAGATTGTCTCAATAGCAATGGATGATACTCATAGTGGTCAGATGGCTGCACTGAAGATGTGCATGGATCGTGTCTTACCAACATCGCTATTCGAGAAGGATGCTAAGGGTCAGCGGAATGCTGTAACAATTAACATCACTGGTATTGGCGATGCCAAAGTAGAGGCAGCAGAGATTGTAGACGTTGAAGTTACTGATGTAGAGTATAACGATGAATCTTAACTTTGAACTGTTGCCTTGGCAGAAAGAAGTCTATAGCGACAAGACTAGATTTAAAGTAATTGTTGCAGGTAGACGTTGCGGTAAAAGTAGATTGTCTGCAGTTGCTCTCCTCGTAGAGGGTTTAAAGTGTCCGCAAGGATCTGCAGTGATGTATGTAGCTCCTACTCAAGGACAAGCAAGACAGATTATTTGGGACTTGCTCATGGACTTAGGTAGAGATGTTATCAGTGGTTCTCATGTGAACAACATGGATATTACCCTGATCAATGGTGCTAAGATTTATGTACGTGGTGCTGATAGACCTGATACGCTTCGTGGTGTTTCTCTCACATTCGTAGTACTGGATGAGGTTGCTGACATCAAAGCGGATACATGGGAGAAAGTATTACGTGCTGCTTTGTCTGATAAAAAAGGTAATGCCTTATTCATCGGTACACCAAAGGGACGTAACTGGTTCTACGATATGTACCAACTAGGACTTAATGATCCTGATGAAGAATGGAAGTCATGGCACTTTACCACTAAGGACAATCCACTGATTGATCCTAAAGAGATTGAAGGTGCGAGGAAGACATTAAGTAGTTTTGCTTTCAAGCAGGAATACGAAGCTTCTTTTGATAATGCAGGCACAGACTTGTTTAAAGAGAAGTGGTTAAAGTACGGTGAAGAACCTAGTGGTGGTGTTTGGTACATGGCGATGGATATCTCAGGGTTTAAGAATGAGAACTACTCCCAGTCTCGTCAGAACAAACTAGATAAGTCTGCCTTTGCTTTAGTTAAAGTGTTAGATGATGGTACTTGGTTTGTAGATAAGATTGAGTCAGGACGATGGGATACCAAAGAGACTGCTCAACGTATTGTAAAGAACTTACAAGAGTATCAACCAGTAGGTGCAGGATTAGAACGAGGTACAAGTAGAAATGCTGTGATGCCTTATCTAACAGATTGTATGCGTCAGAACAACGTCTACGCACATATCACTGACTTGACTCACGGTGGTAAGCAAAAGACGGAACGAATTGTTTGGGCACTGCAGGGACGATTCGAGCACGGTAAGATTATATTAAACGAAGATGAAGATTGGACTGAGTTTAAGGATCAGTTGTTAATGTTCCCTACATCTCAAGTCCATGATGACTTAGTGGATGCTTTGTCTTTCGTTGATCAGTTAGCAGTCACTACTTACTTTACAGATGATGATAGTGACGGTGTTGAACCTTTAGATTGGATATCAGGATACTAATGTTAAAAATTATCAAGAACATCTTCGGTGTAGATCCTTTGGACATGGTTCAGGGATTACGTCAACAGAACCCACTAGAAGGTGGTATGTTCCCTGACTTAGTTCCTAAGATGATGATTGGTGAAAGTGGACTAAGAAATCTAGAAGAAGCAGGAATGCCTCAAAGATTATCAACAGATGACTTAGCGATGGCTCAGTTTGATTTAGAGTCTTTAGGTAAAGAAGGTGTTGAAGCGAAAACTGATTGGTTAAAACGTGGTGTTGAGATCGATCCGTTAGCTGATAAAGTTATGTATGAGATCCCTGATAACGAAGTACGTTTATTAAAGGGACGTAAGCTAGAAAACTTAGAAGGTGAGTTTGGTTTCTCAGAGTTGTTCAAAGCTGACTTACTAACTAATGCATACCCTGATATTGACGATTTAAAGATTCGTATTATTAACAAACCTAAGTCTAGCAGTGCAGGTGGTTTTGATCCAGTAGAGAATGTTCTTGTTTTAAACAAAGGTCATGACTACGTTAAACAAGATTTTAAAAAGACTTTGCTACATGAAGTACAGCACTTTGTACAAGAAAAAGAAAACTTCACACGTGGTGAGAATTTTAAGCTAAGACTAAGTGAAGAAGAAGATTACGTAAAAGGTGTCGCAGCTATGGAAAAAGCTATCGGCAGTAAGTACGTAGTTGACAGTCTAGCTAAACTTTTAATGGATTCTGACGGGTTAAACCTCAAAGCAGGTTCTGTTCAAAAAGCAATGACAGATCTTGTCAACAATCCCGGTATGGATACTAAAAAGGTTCTTGAAGAATCTTTCCAATCAAAAGAGATGGGACAAAAGTTCTTATCTCGTATGAAACAATATCCTGCTCTAGTTGGGTTTTTAGATTCTAAAGAACTAGCTGACATGGGATATGTACAAGCGTTCAACAAATATCAAAGAGTCGGTGGTGAACAGTTTGCCAATGCTACAGCAGCTAGAGGTGAGTTAAACCAAGACGAGTTATTACTTCCGTTTAACAGGTATCGAGATAATATGCTTGATCCTAATAACATACTACCATCTTCCTTTTATCAAAGACAACAAGCCGCACAAGGTATGCAAAACTTCACTGATCCAATGGAATCCTCTATTCAATCTTCTATCCCACAAGGACTATAAAACATGGCAGAGAACTATTCTGACGATAAAGAATACGAAGTAACAGAATCTGATAAAGAGATTGTTAGCTTTGTTACGCATCACACAGACCTATGGAGAAATCATAGAGATGTAAACTACACACAACAGTGGGAAGAGTACGAGCGTTTATGGCGAGGTATTTGGGCTGCTGAAGATAAGATGCGTGACTCAGAGAGATCACGTATTA